GACCTTCGACTTCAGCACTTCCGCCTGATAGTCTGCAAAACGGACGAAACCCTAACCCCGGCCTCACCGCCGGGGTTTTTTGTCTCTACTCCGCTACACTAATCCGAGACCATCAGGACTTCTATGCCTGCCCCCAGCTCACTGCGTGCCATTGACCGCCTCCGCAAGGCCGCCAACCTGGAGCCCGTCAAAAAGATTGTCGAACTCTCCGACGGCACCAAATTTGAAATGTGGGTGGCACCCCTGACGATGGCCGAGCGCGAACGCGCCCAAAAACAAGCCAAGTCCGACGACGCCAACGCCTTCGCCCTCCAACTGCTGATCGCCAAAGCCCTCGACGATACCGGCTCCCGCCTGTTCAACGCCGGCGAAATCGACGTGCTTAAGAACGAAGTCAAGGACAAGGACCTGCAAGCCCTGATGCTGGCGATCCTGACCGACGACGCGGAGCCCATCGACCCAAAATCCTGAGTGCCGAACTTCGGAAAGACAACTGGCTCATGCTCCAATTCGGAGTCGCCAAAGAGCTAGGCAAAACCCTCTCCGAAGTCAGCACCACCATGACCGCCGAAGAGCTGATCGGCTGGAGCGCCTACTTCAGCATCCTCAACGAGGACCAGCAAAAGGAGATCGACAAAGCCCGACGCCGCCGCTAACCCCGGCGGCTTTTTACGGCGTAAACTGAAGTACCAGAATGTGACGCGGCGCCGTGGCCTACAGAGCCGATATTGAAATTGCGGTTCGTGGCGCACAAGAACTCAAGCGCCTGCAAAGTGAAATTTCTGCGACATCTAAATTAGTTGACGGATTAAACAATTATCTAGAAAATATCGGCTCAGGTGGTATTGTAAGAAGCATAAGTAATTTAAAAACTGTAGTTGCAGATGCTGCTGCAGCTTTTAATAAAGCCGCATTAAATACGGAAGAAGCTACTCTCGCAGCTAGAAAGTATGTAATAGCTACGAACGAGTTAAATGCCGGACTGCGCGAACGTGCTCAGCTATTAAAACAAGTAGCTGATGAAGAGCGTAGAGCTGCTTTGGCGCGAGCTGGTATCCGCGAAACAACGCAATATGGAGGCCCTATTGGTCCGGGACCGGCATCGCCTGTAGGCGCTCTTGTAGGTCAAAAATCTCCTGTCGAAGAACGTATTAAACGGATTATCCGCGCTACAGAAGAACAGGCACAACTAGAAGCCGGTCTTTTACGTTTAGAACAGAAAAGTGCTGAAGCTCTTAATAAACAACTTCAAGCTAGAGGAGAACTTAACCGAATGGCCGCTGTAGCCGTTGGGACGGCACGGGCACTGGCTAATTCGCCTGCGGCCCAGCTTTTGCTGGCTCCCGCTGCCCCCGGAGCACCGGCAATGGGCGGTGGTGCTCGCCGCCGAATAACAGGAGCAGTAGAACGTCTTGGGGGCGCACGCACAGAAGACGAAGCCGCAATGGCCTTGCGCTTCGCGCAAGCCTTGCAGGAACAGGTACGCCCACTCAGTCAAATAGATGCTCTGTACGCTGGAATCGCCGGCCAAGCTGCAAAGTTACAGCAAGTAAAAGCATTGCCCGATGCTGCAATGCTTAATGCTTCCGCACGAGGTATTAAACAATTAGAGACTGCGGAAGATCGGCTAAATAACGAACGCCTGGAAAGTGTTACTCGCCTAAGAGAAATAGATCGCCTTGAAGCCTCACGAGAAAGAAGAGCCGCAAAACTACGTGAAAGAGCGGCTTATGAAGCAGGAACCACTCCTACTGCAGCAGAAATAGGTCGTGGAGGTGGATTATCAAATAGAGCTGGCGGTGCAATAAGTAGCGCACTTATTGGTGGCGGTTTTCCGCTGCTGTTTGGGCAAGGTCCGGCAGCTGCAGCTGGCGGTGCTGTCGGCGGCTTAGCTGGCGGTCTTGTAGGAGGAGGCTTCGGCTTTGCTCTGTCCATCGTTGGTACAGCTCTTGGTGATGCTGCCGAAAAAGCTGATACGTTTAATAAACAACTAGCCGTTTTAAATACCCAAGTTTCCGGCACCGGAAATGCCGCAAAAGTAACCAGTAAAGATGTAAGTAATCTCGCTAAAACTTTCGGTATAGCCAACGATGAAGCTATAAAATTGCTGCAAAGTTTTGCAGGTTTTGGCGACGCTAACGTAACTAAATCGCTGGCTTTCTTGTACGGCGATGATGCTTCTATTCTCAGAGGTCTAGCCGCAGCAAAAGATCAAGCTGATTTAGCCCAAGTAATCCTTGGAGCGTATGAGAAGATTGGAATTGAAAGAGCTACTCAGCTAATAAATCAAATAAAACTGGGCGACTCGGCTGCCGTGGAACTTGCGTTCCAAAAAGCTCTACTTGACGCAAGGATAAAACAAACAGAAGAGGGGCTAAAACAAATAACGATCCAAGATCGTATTGTTGCCGGTCTTGCCACTGCTGCCAGCTTTATGGGCGGCGGTCAAGGACAAATTATTGATCCGGCTATTTTTGGTCAACAACGCGTATTAGAAAACCGTAGAAATAATCCGCCATCTTCGATATTTACTAACGCTTTACAGGGACTCAGGCAGCTACGTTCCGCCACGCAAGGCGTGGAATCTCTTCGTCCAGACAAAGGTGCAGATAGAGCTGCCAGGGATGCTGAGCGCGAACGCCAGCGCGTTGCTCAAGTGGTACGTGATCGCAATGCAGAAGCCTCGATACTGCGTATTCAGTCCGGATTACAGCAAAAAATTGCGGATGCGGAACTCAAACGTGATCCTATTCTTGTAGCTCGTTTACAAGGTGAAGAAAGGATACTGGCAATTCAGTACCAGTACGCTAAAGAACTAGCAAACGAGAAAAACCTAGAAGCCCAGATTGCGATTACACGCGAAGGGCGTGCCGCAGTTAAAAAACAACAAATTGAAAATGAAATACGGCTCAACGCTATTTACGCAGAGCGTAAAGAGTTTACCGAAGACACCATTAAGTCTCTGCAGTACGAGCTTAATCTGAAAAATGCAACTACAGAAGCAGAGCGCAATAGCTTGCGGATAGCTTATGAAATGGAGGCATTGAAAAAAGGCGGGCAAGTTGACGCAAACGCGCTTCCGCAAATTGAGGCGCTCAAGAAACAGCTTGCTGCCCCGGAAACCGCCGGCGAAATCATCCAAAAACGAATTGGCGCCCTGCAAGACGAACTAAATAACCTGACCAACATCGGCACCGTTGCCGTATCGGTGGCAGACAGCATTGGCACGGCCTTCAGCCAAGCGTTCCAGGGCATCATCTCTGGCACGATGACCACCCAAGAAGCCCTCGCCAGCTTCTTCCAATCTGTCGGCGATGCCTTTATTCAGATGGCATCCGAGATCATCGCCAAACAGCTAACGATGATCATTCTTCAAACCGTCCTCAAAGCATTGGGTGGCGGTAGCTTCGGCGGAGGCGGCGGAGGCGCTACAGATTCTGTAGCTAACTTCAACCTTGGCGCAGCCCAATATGGCGGCGGTTTGGCAGGAGGCGGCCCAACCCGCGCTGGTACCCCTTACCTCGTTGGCGAGCGCGGCCCCGAGTTGTTTGTGCCTGGTACCAGTGGCGGCGTCATGTCCAACAGCGACCTGCGTGCCTCGATGGGCGCAGCCCCTGGTGCCAGCGGCGGCCCTGTCCTTAACATGACGTTTGAGACCAGCACGATCAACGGGGTGGAATACGTCAGCCGGGATCAACTGGAGGCTGCGATGGCTCAAACCCGCCGTCAAGCCGCCCGCGACGGCGCCCAACGCGGCATGTCCATGACACTGGACAAACTCCAGCAGTCACCCTCCACACGTAAAAGGGTCGGCTTCTAATGGCTAACTTTCCCTCCTTTACACCTACCGCACGTCGGTATACCCCTGGTGTATACCCGCAAAAAACATTCCGCACACTGTCTGGAGTCACCGTCCGCCGCACCTTCGGCAACAGCCCTTACGGCGCCCAACTGGAACTGCAATACGAAAATATCCCCGACGCAACCGTCGACGCCTTCTTGAATCATTATCATTCTCAAACTGCCAGCAACAGCCGCTTCCGCCTATCCGATAACGTCACGGCCGGCATGAGTTCCGCACTGACTGCCGAAGTCACCAGCTACACAGCCGACCGCGGCAACCTGCGCTGGGAATACGAAAAACCCCCCGAAGTCCAGTCCGTGCGCCCCGGCATCTACACCGTGACCATCACGCTGCTTGGAGAGATCCGCAACACGACTACGGATGACACGTAATGGCTGTCGACGTCCGCATCGCCCAATTTTTCAACCTAACTACAACTGATGGCACCACACACCGCTATCAAAACTACTTTGTAAACGAAAGTTACACCTACCTAAACCAGCGCTACGAGTTCGCCCCCTTCCGCGCCGAAGGGACAGTTTCAAACAACACCGGCGACAACAACATCGTGCAGGTGCTGTTTCCCAACGTCGATTTTGCGATCCGCCTGCTGGATGCCGGCAACGGCAACCGCCTGGGACGCCTGGTGCTCTCAACGGTATGGCTAACCAGCACCAACGAGATCGCGGTCAACGGCGCCACCCAAGTCGAATACTTGGTTGGCATTGGCTCCAGCATCAGCGAGACTACTATTGAGTTGCGCTACCGCTCAGCCATCGACAGCGTAATTTCCAACTTCCCGGCCCGCGTCATCACACGCCAGCTCGTCGGCCCCCTCCCCGTTAGCGCCAACGTATCCCTCCAGTGAACGATCTCATCGGTCTGCAATATGGCTGGGGCCACTCACCCCGCGATGGATCCGGCAAAACCGACTGCTTTCAGCTGGCGTGTGAAGTCCACGAGCGTCTCGGCTTTGGCGATTATCGTTCTCAATTTGAGTGGGTATACCAGAATTACACCGAGACCACATTCCGTTACCGGCTGATTATTCGCTGGCTGAACGAAAACGGCAAACGCCTCACCGAGCCCACGCCAGGCGCAGTGGCTCTGTTGCCAGCCAACGTCGGCCTGGCGCTAGCCACCGTTTTGGACGACGGCCTCCTATTTATCGCCCCAAGTAAAAATGTAGTTCGCAGCCCTATCCCTAAAGGCATGGGCCACTACTTCTGGATGGAACGATGACACGAAAACTCCTTCCATTCGAGCACGAACTAATTGAAATCCTTGACATCAGCAAGGATGAATACCTGGAGTTTGTTGCACTTCAAGCAAAGTACAGCGACATTAAATTAGGGACGAATTTAGATGTCAGAAATGATGTCGGTGTTGTCGCTCTGGTCCTCACTATCGTCGGCATTATTGCCCAAGTTGTTTCTGCGATATTAACGCCGCAACCGCAAATTCCTGAACTACCTGGCATACAAAAACAGGAAGGTGGCGGCCAACAACAAACACGCGACGAACGCTTTTCTCCGCGTTTTGGTTTTAACAGCGTTCAAGAGCTGGCCACTTACGGCGACCCTGTAAACCTCGTTTACGCCAACCGCGGCACGGGCACTGGCGCAAACCCTAACGGCGGCGTTCGCGTTACCAGTTCACTGCTGTGGTCCGCCGTCCGCAGCTATGGATCCAGTCAGTTCATCCAGATGCTGCTGCTTCTTTCCGGCGGCGCCATCACCGCGATCGACCCAGAAAAAAGCGCCTTCGGCCAAACCCCTATCCGCGACCTGATCACCAACAACCTCTGGATGTATTTCAATCCTGGGGCCACCGGTTTTCTCGCGCAGAACAATGAACTTAACAACCAGTCAACATCGGACCCAACGAGTTACGGCCAACTAACCGATAACCCCTACCGCATCCAGACGGCATCAACCAACGTTCGTGTCGACGGTTTTAGCCAGGCATATTCACCCTCAACATCAAATACTTGCGGCATCTACGGCGTTGTACCGCTGAACGTGTTGCTGTATCTGCGTAACGCTACTGGCGATAAAGAAAGCGTCAACCTTGGCGTGTATGCACAAATGACGCCATGGGTAACCGGCTCGGGCGTTTCTATTCCTGTAAATACCGAACTAACAGTCCGCGTCACCAAAACATCTGGAGCATCCGATGCCCCAGGCCAAGAAGCGGAAGATGCTCGCCGCAGTATTGTCAGCCGACATTGAAAACGTCGATGCTGCAGTAACTCTCAAGTGCATTTCAGCTGGCCGAGCACCATCCGCTGCTTACACGAGCCTTGATCCCGCATCAACCACACCAGCAGTATCCGACGAAGATAGAGCTGAGTACGACCGCCTACGCCCTAGTGCTCTAGCTCTACTTAATGAAGATCAAAGACCTGATATTACTACTGCCACACAACTTGCAGATTCTGGTGAAATACGTGTCGCTTCTTATAGCTCGTATCAAGCTACGCGGAACGAAAGAAGCACACCCTCTCGCCAAGGCTGGGGCAGAGGCTCTTGGTTAAGTTGTCCACCAGGCTGGAGACTTCAAGATTATGGGTACCCTAACCAGTACTGTGAACGCACTGTTACATACACAGCACAGTCGTTTAATGGTTATGTCAGAAGTAGGTTACTAACCACAGAAGAAATATCTCTGCTGCGTCGGTACGAATATCTGGACAGCATTGTTGTTAATTTGTCTGGCGCCGTTGACGATGTTTTTTATACCAAAGCCCTAGTACGCATCGCAACAGCCAGCTACGAAACAGTTTCCCAGTGCCACATCGTTGACCTGGCGCTCAAAGCCGTTGTCTACAAGCGCATCAGCGGCCGTCAGATGGAATACGGCAGCGGTAGGCGCAGCGGTTATCCAGCCAGCGATAACGGCATCAAGCCGCGTGTATCGCTGTTCAAACTGCGTTACAAGGAAGTTGGACAAACGCAGTATTCAATCATTCCCGGCATATTTGCAATCAGCCGCGCCGCCGACAACGAAAACTACGTTTACATCAAATTCAACAGCGG